TATATTGCTGGGCGATGCCCAATTCGCATTTGATATTTGCGGCCCGTCGAGGTCTTAGGGATTCTAGTCTTTAAAACCCCCTCACGGAGTGAGGGTTTTAAAGACGTAGAAGCCCTTAGAGAGTCGCCGAGTCGGCTCTCACTCACCCAAACTTCATTGCACTTGGAGGTGCTTATGTCTCAGTTCGATTACTCTACTCTCGACCCCAACAAGCCTGCTTCATACCGTCAGTTTAACGGTGTTGCATATCATTTTGCTCAGTTGCACACCAAAGGTGACAAGACAAAAACATACATGACAACTCGTATGTTCAAAGCTATTTTGTACAAGTTTTATAACGAGCAGAATATTCAAATGACTCATGGTGAGGCTCAAAAGTTTTTCAAAACCAAGCGAGTTCCTGCTCAGTTCAAGAAATTAATTACTATCCGTAAGTAATTTACCCGTCTTGGGTGGGCATAGTTTGGTTGGCGCTATGCCATAAAATGGTAAACTCGACACCACAAGGTGTGTATATAGTTTACAAGTCAACCATTCACCCTAAACTTTTCTTGGAGATATATTATGCGTTTTCTAGATTCTGAAACTAACTCAGCTTTTGGTGTAACTTATCACGTTATCAACAATGGTACTGCTCCACAGCCACTAAATTTTCGTGGTCGGCAGTCTGGTTGGAGAGATCGGTTTGAAAAGATGCAAGCAATGGAATGGTTTGTTGTTCCAAAATCAGATCAAGCTAAGACTCAGCAAGCGGCTGTAAATTATCTCAGAGGACGATATAGTTTTTACAGGATCAACGAGAAAGGTGATATGTGCTTGTTGAAACTTCGTTAATCCGTGGGGGAACTTCGGGGGCTTCGGCCCCCTTTTTTATTTGGAGGATATTATGTTTTGGAATAATGAATGTGGTCACCCAGAAGAAAATTATATTTGTAGTGTCATTGGATCTACTGATTCTTATGATGTATTTGTTGTGCCTAATAGATTTGATAGTCGGACTGAGTTTTGTCTGCGTTATGGCAATGAAGATTATCAATATCTCAGCAGTTGGAATTGCGAATGGATTGAGCGACGAATCTCTCACTTAAATAAATTCGGTGAGACAGTTCAAGATAAACTAGAATTAAAAATGTTTCAGGCTCTGAAATATGAAATACAAGAAAATAATTATTGGGATCTCCCGTGGGATCTGACCCCCGAAGTTAAAGAATTAGTTTAGCGGGGCTTCTACGTCTTTAAAACCCCTTTACCCTGTAAAGGGTTTTAAAGACTTAAGAAGCCCCCACCGTGACGGAGACAGCGAATGTATAATGTTCATGCCAAAGCCGTGCAAGATTATTCTAGATTATCAAGCGACAACCTTGCCGATGTTGTGTTGATGGTTGTATTGAGTATACAACAGCCGTGGTTTGCGGTTGGCGACCAGCTAAAAGATGTAAAACTAAATGGCATCGACTCTAGATTTATTTGGGGCAACAAAGTAAAAACATATAGGTCACTCATGTCCCGCAAAGAATTTATTTATTCTCAGTATCTTGCAGTGCTTAACTCAAATAAATCTGATGATGACAGGGCGCTATCATTGATGAATGTATTTTTGCAGATTGATGGCTTAGGTATGGCAAAGGCTGGATTTGTTTGTCAGCTAACTGCGGGACTTGTTGGGTGTATTGACATTCACAACCTTCGGATGTACAATATCCCGATGAAAGATTTAAAATTATCTAAGTCTTTAAAGTCAAAGGCTATAAAGAATCGTCGTGTTATGAATTATATTTCTATATGTCACGACATTGGTACAGAAAAGTTATGGAATACTTGGTGTAATACTCTTGCTACCAAGTCTAAAAGATTTGAGGATGGCTTTCATGTATCCCAAGTACATTACAGCTATCTTCAAGATGCGGTAAACTTTTAACTAACTGGAGACATATTATGTCAGAAGTAATTTCTATCTTTGGTACTCATCGTCCAGCAGATCCTTTTGCTGGTAAAGGTTATGGTGTTGCTGATTTTCCTGTTGCAACCCGTCCAATGCTTTACTTCAATGATGACACCGACCAGTGGTACGAGTCATCAAAAGTTGCTGTTGTTCGCACAGATACTATGGACGAGCTTGGTGTTCATGGTAAAAACTACAAGCCCGTTGCACCTCGTGAATTGATTGACGCTCAACGTGCAATCATTATGCGTAGTGGTTTAAAGACTGACGGTATCATTGAAAAGATTGAGTGCAGTCACAATGGTGCGGCGACATTTGTAAAGTATCGTTTGCCAGAGCATAACTATCTTACTCCTGACGGCGACAATGCCACGCTTACTTTATTGGGCGTGACCTCCCTCAACAGTACGTTTGCTTTTATTATGTCAGCAGGCGCTCATCAATCTGCTTGCTTTAACGGTCAAGTATTTATTACCGGCGAGGCTGGATTGTTCAAGGCTCGACACACCAAGAACTTGGATATCAAGCAAGCCTCTCGCGCTATTGTCAAGTCTCTTGAAGTGTTTGAAAAAGAGCGTGAGTTGTGGCAGACTATGTACAAGACTCCGGTTACTGAGAAGCAGGCCATGTATACTTTTGCAGAGGCCGCTGGCTGTCTTGATCTGGTTCAGGCCGCAGTTCACGAGAGTGGTGTATCTTGGTCAGCAGTATTTGACAAGCTCCCTAGAATGAATAGTGCGTTAACGTATCTTGCCAAGGCTTGGAATCAATACTCTCAGAAAATGGGCAAGACTCAATGGGCTGTTTACAATACACTAACGGATTGGTCTACTCATGCTCCAGCACCTACCAAGAAGTCTCAACTCAACATTGCTTCGGTTAATCAGAAGCGTTCAGAAGTTGTTCGGAAGGTATGCAACTCTGATGTCTTCCGTATCGCGGCCTGATTATGTTGATATCGAATCTCTTGTTCAGCTTTATATTTATATCAAGCCTAATCCTGATTACAGTGGTCTGGCTGAATCGTTAAGAAATCTACACTTCACTGAATCAGAGATCTTTAATATCCTAAACAAAGTTCGTGAGGGATATTACTAAATTGACGCGCCCTTCGGGGCGCTTTTTATTTGGAGGAAGTAATATGTATTACATAGCATCCCGCAACCAACGCGGCAGTGGCGGTATGATTATCTGGTCGCACATTAAAAAACTAAATGCTTTTAAAGCTACCGATGGTATGGAATATGTAGTAGCTAAAAGCAAAAAAGAAATGGAGCGATCACTACCAATTTATATTGGTGTTGGTGACAAGCTTATTAAAACTAGACGGTATGAAATTACTTGGCTTGATGAGTTCTTTGGATAGGAGATGACCATGCAATTAACCAAACCCCAGCAAGAATCACTCAAAAGAAAGTGGATGTTCTGGAATGAAAACGAAAGCTACCTAAAGTTTAGGCGTGGTGTTCAAGAAGTATTTATGGGGGAAGGTGCCGTCTGTGTGCGGTGGAATGGTATGTGGTTAGTTATAGAGTCGGATGGTTACACACATTCTTAGGAGATTATTATGGTTATGAATTCTATAGAACTAATGCACCACTGGAGAAAGCATATCAGAAGTGCTAAGGCTGGCTCTCTAATCGGCGCTAGAAAGTATAAGAAAATGTTTGGTGAGACTGCAAATATTGTCGGATACTTTGAAGGCAAAGCGCAGGCACAAACAGAGGCCATAAACATAATTGAATATATGATTGAATATCAGGAGATGTTTCATGGGGACGGCTAGTATGTATGGCAATCAAGTCATGGAAGCAGAGCTTGATTCTGATTGGATGACAACGGATGTTTTGATTGAGTTTATACATCATGGTGACGAGGAGAATTTAGTTGAAATTGTTTCAGTTAAATCGCACGGAGTTGATATCACTAGCTGGGTCAACATGGATTATATGTTTGATCTTGTTCGTGATTTCATAGCAGAGGCTGACTATCACTGGACAGATCATGGAGACTAACATGAAAGAAAAAAGATATGCAGTAGAATGTTTTTCTGACGGTGAGTTTTATCCCGCTTACGATAAAGTTTTTAACAATCTACCTGACGCAATCTTTGTTTTAAATGAGGAGTTGCAGACTGATCCAGAGATGTGTCATAGGCTTGTAGAATATGAAACAAAAGTTTTGTTAGTAGCTGGAGACTAATATGAATATCTTTTATCTAAGTAGCTGTCCACGCCAAGCCGCCAAAGATATGTGTGACCAGCACGTTGTCAAGATGCCACTTGAGACTGCACAGATTTTGTCCACGGCTCATCGTGTTGTCGATGGTACAATGGTGATCGGACAATCTTCTTCAGGTCGTAAAGCTAAACGCTGGGTGCTAGATAGATACGACGATAAGTTTTATCTTGCCGCCCATGTCAATCATCCCAGCACTGTATGGGCTAGAAAAAGTATTGAACATTACGAATGGTTGTACGAACACTTTGAAGCACTCAGCAGGGAGTTTGAGAATCGCTTCAAGCACAGTCACAAAAGCTGGAACAAGCTAAAGTTCTTTACATCTAAAGCACCAAAGAACATCGGCGTCTCTGGCTTTGTCGATCCACCACAATGTATGCCTGACGAGTACAAAGATACTGATACTGTCAGAGCGTACAAAAAATATTATGACTTTAAGTTTCACGATTGGATGGAGAAAGGGAGGCCCATGAGATGGACAGAAGCCGTATAAAAGAATTCTTTTTTCTTTTGCGTAACTCGCCTGAGTACTTAGGTATGTTAGTTGTTACCACATTCTTTTCTATTGGTATTTTAATTGGTAAGTACATTAAATATGGAGAGATCTTTTGAAAAAATATATTCATGTTAATCAACATAAAATTCGTGCGAACAAAAAGCATGGCACGGACGAGCCTGTAATTACAATTAAAGCAGGACGTAGTAATACTTACTGTCACGAGGTCGAAATACTCGGCAGTAGTGTGATAAGGTATAGCGGCAACGGCAAGCCGATACTATCCTGTGGTGCGCGTGTTGTTATTGAAACCGAATCCGATGTAAAAATTGTGAGGTAACGATGAGCATTGATGATGCAACCCCTGAAGAATGGAATAAATCCAGATCCAAAACCATAACCGGAAAACTTTATCATCCTGAAGATAACCACCACCCCGTTACTAAGCCCCAGCACTATAATAAAGGCGGGATAGAAGCTATTGATTATATTAAACAACAGCTTGGCTCCGGCTTTGGAGACTATTGTGCAGGGAATGTTATGAAGTACCTTCATAGATTTAAATACAAAAATGGAATAGAAGATCTAAAGAAAGCACAGGTCTATTTAAGTTGGTTGATTGAGGATCAAACAAAGTGAGGAAACTTCTTGGGCGTCTTAAACAAGACAACGAATTTTATTACTCAGATATTCATGGTCGCAAGCACTATGCAAATGTGATGGCGGCAGGCTTAGAGCTTGCTGACTACTTCAAACTTAATCCAAAACTCTTTAAGTACTTTGCGTATCTCCATGATTCTTGTAGAGAAAATGAAGGTAAAGATCCGTTGCACGGACAACGTGCGGCAGAGTATATTGAGTCTGTGAAACACTTAATTGATTTATGTACGGCAGAGCGTTGGATGCTACAATCTGCCTGTGCGATGCATACCCACGCGCAACCGTGGGATGGTCACAAATACACACTGTTTGAGAAGTGTGCTTTTGATTCAGACCGTTCTGATATAGGGCGTGTTTGTTTTGCTGTTGATCCAACATATTTATTTACTTGCAAAGGTAAGGAGCTTTTTGCAGATGAACAAGAATATTACCAACAAGATAGATGGGCGGCAGTATACGCCTGAAGAAATTGAATACAGTTCTCGTATTCAAAAGAGTGCCACACCAAAAGGAACATTAGATTGGTATCTGAAATGGGTGGCTAGTGTCTGGCTAATAGCCGCTATTTCTTTTCGTAGTACAGGGCTACCGGAGCTACAAATATACGATATGTTTTTGAGCTTCGCTGGTACTACACTATGGGCTGTTGTTGGGTTTATATGGAGGGATCGTGCAATCATTATAATCAATACTATCGCGGCTGTCATGTTATTTGGTGGCTTACTTTCTCAAATAATCGGTGGAGTCTAATATGAACTTCGATCAATATCAAGAGCAAGCATCATCAACTGCACTATACAAAGATAAATTTTATCCCATCGCATCTTTGATGGTGGAGGCGGCTGAGTTATCCGACCTTTTTATCAAGCCGATGTTGCGGGGAGATGACCGTAAAGTAGAACGTCAAGATGTAATATCAGAAGCCGGGGATGTATTGTGGAATCTTGCCATGATCCTGAAAGATCACGGGGTTGACTTGTCTGAAGTAGCGGCGTATAATCTCGCTAAACTTCAGAGTCGTGCTGACCGTGGAGTGATTCAAGGATCTGGAGGTAATCGTTGAAGATTATACAAGGTAACTTTAACAAAGATAAATCAAAGTCTCTTAATGATAAAGTCTTAGAAGGTCTTACAAAACTTAAAGATCAATCTAACGATGAAGAGATTCGATATCCATTTATTTTGATTGTTGACACTGGAGAAGACTTAAAAGTTGTTTCAGATATAGACATGGAAAAATTTAATTTGTTGTTGGACTTAGTAAAAATGACCGTGCTTACTGGCAATTATGATTAGGGGGAACTGTGGAGGAAGAAACATTTAATATTGAAGATGCCTTGTGTAAGGCGTTTGTTATGAGCTTGGGTACAGGCTTGCCGTCACCTCAAGCAATGAAGAATATGATTAGTTGGATTAATATTCAGGCTCGCAAAGAGCATGAACAATTGTCCACTGATTATGTGTACAGGTGCATCCCGCACTACATTACTTTCTTGTTTAATAAATCTTAGGAGATTTAATTATGGCTCTTGTTGAAGGTGTTGCATATTGGGCGTCCATCACCACCCCAAACACAACCTACACTCCGGTGTATACTGTGAATCTTGTGGTAACTGATGAAGTCGCAAATGATTTTAGATCGCGTGGCTTCACTGTTAAGGATATGGAAGAAGGCCCAGCACTTCTTATCAAGCGTAAAGTAAACGGCCCCAACGGTATGATCCGACCAGCACCAAAGCTGTTGGATCAGAACAAACAACCTTTGAATGTTAGTGTCGGCAACGGCAGTAAGGTTAAAGTTCAGTACAAGGAGTGGGAGTCCACTTGGAATGGTACTGTGTACAAAGGCTTGGACTTTCAGGCGATGCAAGTTCTTGAGTTGGTAGAATACGCCAGCCCTGATGGTGCAGAGTTTGATATCGTTGATGGCGAAGACGGAGACGAACTCTAATGTGGAGATACACACACGAAGATAAAGTCTACGATGTTGAAAAGATTTCTCCAGAAGGTCAGGCAACATTCATGCTGATCGCTGATGTTCAAAAAAGAATTGAAGATCTTGAGACAAATATGACTATAAACCAAGCGGCGGCAGTAGCACTGCATCAGAAGATGCAAGAGCTTCTTGTTGACGAAGCATTAGTAAAGGACAATGAAACGGAGGAATAAGTATGGGCGACTTTGTGGCCTATCAAAAACCTTGTCCAAGTTGCGGAGGCAGTGATCCTGTCTCCGTAAATTCAAACGGTTCTGCAAAATGTTTTAGTTGTGGAACCTTTTTCAAAGACTACGAATCTGCAATGGGAGGCAACGTGGCAGACTTCAATAGCTTTAAAAGATCCAATGACAATACTCCCTTCACCAACAGCGTATATCACGCACTCACCGACAGATCCATCTCTCTTGAAACTGCAAAGAAATTCGGTGTTCGTTCAGTCAAAGACGAGCAGGGTAATATTATTCAGCATCACTACCCTGCATACATTAACAACGAAGAAGTTGCTACGAAGGTTCGCAATGCAGATAAAACATTTACTTGGTCAGGCTCACCCAAGGGAACTGGCCTTTTTGGTCAGCAAGTGGCGCAGGCGGGTGGTAAATACATTACGATCACTGAAGGTGAGTGTGATGCTATGGCGGCATACGAACTTCTGGGGAGTAAATGGCCGGTTGTATCTGTTAAGAATGGAGCGCAGGGCGCGGCACGGGATGTCCAAGAAAATCTTGAATTCCTTGAATCGTTTGATACGGTGGTTATTTCTTTCGACAACGACAAGCCCGGAAGAGATGCCGCAAAAAAGGTTGCGCGTATTATCAAGCCGGGAAAAGCTAAGATCCTTAATCTACCGACAGAGTTCAAAGATCCTAACGAGATGCTCAAGCTGGGTCACCACAAAGCTTACGTCACTGCGTGGTGGGCTTCAAAGATTTATACGCCGTCTGGAATTCTAAACGTCAGTGAAGAGCGAGACAACTACAAAAAGCGTGAGCGTAAAGAATCTATTGCGTATCCTTGGAGTGGCCTTAATGAAAAGTTAGATGGACTACGACAAGGCGAGTTGATTACTTTGACGGGCGGTACAGGCTTGGGTAAATCTAGTGTTACTCGTGAGCTTGAACACTGGCTCATTACCAATACCAACGACAAGGTAGGCATCATTGCTCTTGAAGAGGATTGGCGTAGGACTGTTGATGGTATTTTATCTATTGAGGCTAATGCTCGACTGCATATTGATAGTGTTCGGGCTGAGTTCAGCGAAGAAGAAATAGATAATTTCTTTAATGTTCTTTATGACGGCGAGAATAAAAACCGTGTCTTTGTTCATGCTCATCTTGGGATGAACGATGTTGATAGTGTGTTCTCTAAACTGCGCTTTATGGCAATGGGCCTTGAGTGTAAGTGGATAGTTTTTGACCACTTACATATGCTCCTATCAATGACAACGGACGGTGACGAGCGCCGCAACATTGATTCAATTATGCACAACTTTAGAACGCTGGTTGAAGAGACAGGCGTGGGACTCATACTTGTATCACACCTCCGCAGGATTGATGGTAACCGTGGGCACGAGAATGGTATTGAGACAGGACTCAATCATCTACGTGGCTCACAAAGTATTGCTCAGTTATCAGACTGTGTGATATCTTTAGAGCGCAACCAGCAATCAGAAGATCCTGTTGAAGCCAGCACCACACGAGTCCGTGTACTTAAGTCCAGATACACTGGCGATGTCGGCCTAGCCACCCACTTGTTTTATGACAAAGATAGTGGTAGGCTCAGTGAGATAGCTATGGAAGTAGAAGAACAAGATGAGATTGAGCTATGAAAAGCATTGTCTTTGACATTGAAGCAGACAGTTTAGAACCTACAAAGATCTGGTGTATTGCCGCAGTTGATCCTGACTCTGGCGAAACCAAAACCTTTGGCCCCACAGAAATTGTTCAGGGCTTGGCTCATCTATCGTCTGCCGATAAACTAATTGGTCATAACATTATTGGTTATGATTTACCCGCCATCAAAAAGATTCACAACATTGATCTGACAGAGAACTGTGCAATTGTAGATACACTTGTATTGTCTCGCCTGTTCAACCCCACACGAGAGGGCGGCCATAGCCTTGAGTCTTGGGGATATCGTATCGGCCTACAGAAAATAGATCACACAGAGTTTGGAGAATACTCTCCAGAAATGTTGAACTATTGTCGTAACGATGCGGTCTTGAATGCCAAGATGTTTAACAATCTTAAATCAGAGTCTCGTGGCTTCAGTCGCCAATCAGTTGTACTTGAACACGAGACACTAAAAATTATTGCAGACCAAAGAGAGCGTGGCTTCCTTCTGGATATCAAGGCCGCAACTTTACTTGTTGCTGAACTAACTGATCGCCTCAAGGAAGTAGAGCGAGAGGTACAGAAAACCTTCAGGCCCAAGCAACTCAAGACCGTCTTGCTACCTCAGTTTACAAAGACAGGTGCGTTATCTAAGATGGGCCTTATTGAAGGTTCAGAAAAGAAAAGCCGACTGACTCAAGAAGAGTTTGAAGAGATTGCTACCAAACGCAAGGCTGTGCGTATTGAGGAAGTACCTTTCAACCTTGGCTCACGTAAGCAGATTGGTGAGTATCTAATTGACTTTGGATGGAAGCCGCAAAGGTTTACTCCCACAGGTCAGCCAATAGTAGATGAGTCTACGCTCAGTAAAATTACCGATATACCTGAAGCCACACTCATTGCAGAATATCTTTTACTTCAAAAGCGTATTGCTCAAGTAACTGCATGGCTCAAGGAAGCGCATGATGATGATCGTGTTCGCGGCTTTGTCAATCCAAACGGAACTATTACTGGTCGCATGACACACAATAGTCCTAACATGGCACAAGTCCCTAGTGTTTCTGCGCCTTATGGTAAAGAGTGTCGAGCCTGCTGGACTGTACCAGAAGGCTATAAGCTAGTCGGTATTGATGCTAGTGGTCTTGAGCTACGTATGCTGGCACACTACATGAAGGACGAGGACTTCAAAAATGAAATACTGCACGGAGACATACACTCAACTAACCAAAGACTTGCAGGGCTTGAATCAAGAAATCAGGCAAAGACATTTATCTATGCACTCTTATACGGAGCAGGAGATGAAAAACTTGGCAGTGTGGTTGGAGGAAACAAACGCGATGGTGCGAAACTTAGAAAGCGTTTCTTCGATAATCTCCCTGCATTTAAACATCTTAAAGACGCAGTTGGACGAGCGGCTTCAAAAGGTTTCATCAAAGGACTAGATGGACGCAAGCTTTATATTCGATCTGAACACGCCGCACTGAACACACTGCTTCAAAGTGCCGGGGCTATCGTTATGAAGCAGGCTATGATAAACTTGAACCAAGCAATTAAACTCAATACACTGGACGCACACTTTGTCTGCAACGTCCATGACGAATGGCAAATAGAAGTATTAGAAAAACAAGCTGATGCTGTCGGTCAATTAGGTGTAGATGCTATTCGTAAAGCGGGAGAAGAGCTTGAGCTTTTCTGTAATCTTGACGGTGAGTACAAGATAGGAGATAACTGGAGTGGCACCCACTAACGATCCTAGTCGCATAGGCGACTTAGCAGAGCATTACGCCATCACATGGCTATGGGACAACGGCTATCATGTGTTCAAAAACTGTGGTTGTACAGGGCCAGTTGATATTGTGGCGCTAGACCCAGAAGGTAACATCACTTTAATAGATGTTAAGTCCTATAAAGATGGTAGGTTATCTGCCAAGACGCCCTTGCAAAAAGCTCTTGGTGTGCAGTATCTCCATTACAATTCACTTACACGCAAGTGTCGATTCGTAAGGCATAGAAAATGAAACTTGACACATTAATTGACGATATATATGGACAGCTTAGTAAGTTGTCTGAAGGAAAAGAATTTAATTTATCAGATGCAGATCTAGACTTTACTGCGGATCGTATCAAAGATTCCCTTCGGGCTTGGGCTAGGCCCTCTGAAAGAAACTCAGAGTTTACTCTGCGTATGTCTAATATTGGTCGGCCTGCCCGTCAGCTTTGGTATGAACAAAACCTACCGCTTGAAGCGTCAGCACCCTCCCCATCATTACAAATTAAATTTCTTTATGGTCACATCCTAGAAGAGATTCTCTTAATGCTTGTCCGTGTCTCTGGACACAGGGTAACTGATGAGCAAAAAGAAGTTACGGTCAAAGGGGTGAAAGGCCATATTGATTGTAAGATTGATGGTGAAGTAGTTGATATTAAAACCGCATCTAAGTTTGCGTTCAATAAGTTCCGTGAGGGACGGCTACGAGAAGATGATCCTTTCGGATATATGTCACAGCTTGCAGGCTACGAGGAGGCTGAGAAGTCCTCTGAGGGCGGCTTTCTTGTAATCAATAAAGAGAGTGGTGAGTTGTGTTTATATCGCCCAGAGGAGCTTGACAAGCCTAGTATCAATACTCAGATACAGGATGTGAAGAAAGCCCTAAAACTGGCTACTCCACCTCCACGCTGTTATGAGTCTGTACCAGAGGGGAAGAAAGGCAACATGAAGATCCACCGCAGTTGTAACTACTGCCCCTATAAGTTTGACTGTTACAAAGATGCAAACAACGGTACAGGGCTAAGAGTTTTTAAGTATGCAACCGGCCCTGTATATTTGAGCCATGTTGAAGTAGCACCAAGGGTGGAGGAAATTTATAATGAACAGACGCCTTTCTAAAAAGATAAATCAAAAAACAATTGACATCTTTATTGAGTGGCTGAGTACTGTTATCTCTGAAGAAGAAGCCTCCAAGCTTGTTAGAAAAAATTATAAGCAGTATGTACCAGAGAATGCTTATTTCTATAAGCAAGGTGTCCATAGAAATTCTTTGTTCACGCCACGCTGGATCAAAAGAAATTTAAAAAGAAAGCTTAGGCAGAATCCATCAAAGGGGCTGGACAGTTATTGTATGGCTGATTTAAAATGACACCCCTCACTTTAGAGGCGCTTGTATATTTCTGTGCCAAGCAATTAGCCGACGAAGAAACTATAGATGATGAGCTTTTATTTGAACTTTATACTATACTAAAAATACATTTTGAAGGGGCACCCACAGTACATTGAAACCAAAAATAAAAAAAGGATACAGAAGGCCACGCGCCAAGCGGCCTGTTGATAAAGCGCCCGTCCGTGGCTATGATTCTAATTGGGAGTATGAGCTACACTCAGGCATCCTAAATGATTGGAAGATACATTCGGAGCAGGCAAGCTATATCGTTGAACATACTTATCACCCAGACTTCATCCGCGAGGTAGAGGGTAAGAAGATCTATCTGGAGGCGAAGGGACGCTTCTGGGATCACAACGAATACAATAAGTATGTCTGGATAGCTAAAGCTTTACCAAAAGATATTGAGTTAGTATTTTTGTTTGCTGATCCCAACGCACCTATGCCACAGGCCAAGCGTAGAAAAGATGGCACCAAGAGAAATCACGCTGAGTGGGCTTCCTCTAAAGGATTTAGATGGTTTTCTGAAGATAGTATCCCAGAAGATTGGATAGATGTTTCAAAGAGGGGGAGTATAGGGGATGATGAATGATCGCAAGCGCGAGCGTTTAGAAAAGTTTAGCCGCCATAAAAGAAAGAAGTACGAAGAGCGGCCTGACGAAAAATACAAACCAATAAAAAAGCGCAACAAATATAAGCTAAACATTAATGACCTGAACGACATTGAAGAGTTGGAATGAAATCACCATGCACAAAAGTTTGTAAGATAGAAAACGGAGTTTGCATTGGGTGCGGTAGAAACCTAAACGAAATAAGTAATTGGTCGAAATACACAACCGAAGAAAGGAGTAAGATCATTGGACGCCTATCAACAATACATACACAAAAGCCGGTACGCACGTTACCTACCAAATGAAGAACGTCGAGAGACATGGCAAGAAACAGTAACTCGCTATGTAAATTATTGGGGATCTAAACTTGATGTAGATGAGCAAGTAGAAATCCATAAAGCTATACATGATTTAGAAGTCATGCCGTCCATGCGAGCATTGATGACTGCTGGTGAAGCTTTAGATCGTGACAATGTAGCAGGATTCAATTGCAGTTATATTGCTATTGATAGTCCTCGCGCCTTTGATGAAATGATGTACGTACTTATGTGCGGTACAGGCGTTGGCTTCAGTGTCGAAGAGCAATATGTTTCTAAACTTCCAGAAATCGCAGAGGATTTCCATGCAACAGATACAGTCATACACGTTCCGGATTCAAAAATTGGATGGGCGAAATCGTTTAGGGAACTGGTATCGTTGCTTTATTCTGGTCAAATTCCAGAATGGGACACAACTAGAGTTCGACCTGCGGGTGCCAGCCTTAAAACTTTTGGAGGTCGAGCAAGTGGCCCAGAACCTCTTGTCGAACTCTTCAAATTTACAGTTAGATTATTTAAGGGAGCGGCTGGACGAAAGCTTACGCCCCTTGAATGCCACGATCTTTGCTGTAAAATCGCTCAAATAGTTGTTGTAGGTGGGGTTAGGCGTAGTGCGTTAATCAGCCTATCTGATCTATCGGATGATGATATCCGACAAGCAAAGCACGGCGCTTGGTACAACACAGAACCACAGCGTGGCCTTGCAAATAACAGTGCCTGCTATACCAGCAAGCCTTCCTTTAATTTATTTAGTGCAGAATGGAGTAGCTTACATGAATCACAAAGCGGAGAACGAGGAATATTCAGCCGTGCGGCTAGTAAAAAACAAGCTTCAAGAAACGGTAGACGAGATAGTGAACGAGATTTCGGAACGAACCCATGCAGTGAAATCATCCTTAGACCAAATCAATTCTGCAACCTTTCAGAAGTTGTCGTCAGACCGAAAGATACACTTAACACTCTTCGGAGAAAAGTACGAATTGCGACTATCTTGGGTACTCTCCAAGCCACGCTCACGGACTTCCGCTACCTGAGAGGTATTTGGAAAACTAATACAGAAGAAGAATCTTTGCTGGGCGTGAGTCTTACAGGGATTCTTGACAATCCTTTACTGACTCTTGAGAACGATGATCTTGATTTACTGCTTCAGGATCTACGTGATGTAGCTGTAGAAACAAATAAAGAGTGGGCAGAAAGATTAGGCATTCCTCAGAGCGCGGCTATTACCTGTGTTAAGCCTAGCGGTACGGTGTCACAACTAGTAGATTCCGCATCAGGTATTCACGGACGCTACGCCCCTTATTATATTCGACGGGTTAGGGCTGATGTAAGAGATCCTCTGTGCAAGATCTTAGAAGACGCTGGAGTGCCTTGTGAGATGGATAACTTCTCACCTAGTACTAAGGTATTCGCCTTCCCCAAGAAGGCTCCAGAGGACGCTGTGTTCGCTTCTGAGCAGACAGGGATGGAGCAGTTAGAACTCTGGGCCACATACCAAGAACACTGGTGTGAACACAAGCCTAGTATTACTGTATACTATCGGGACTCTGACTTCCTTGAGATTGGTAATTGGGTATACAATAACTTTGATACAATCTCTGGTATTAGTTTCTTACCGTATGACGAACACACATATGCTCAAGCCCCATACGAGCAGATCACGGAAGAGGAATACAATGAAATGGTAAAAGATTTTCCGACAGCCTTTGATTGGGATCTCAACGAAGCAGATGACTTCACTGAAGGAGCGCAAACACTAGCTTGTGTTGGCGGTGCTTGCGAACTCTAATGTCTCAGAAGGATGCAACAATAATAGGCTTCCGCATCCTGATAGATTCAGAAGGGCTTTTTGTCACCGAAGCTACTGAACTTCCTGACGAACATATTGCAAAAGTATTCCGTGAAGAAGAAACTCAGATACTGGTTCGTGCGGCAATAAAGTCCTTTAAAGAACAGACCGGGGATATGCACTCAAAATTAGAAGCAGACATAGACGCTATCAATAGAATACTCTGATGTTAAGGTACATTCTGTTTGCGCTTATTATACTGGTGTCTGCGCCATTAGCGAATACTGACACCCTAATAAGATCCGGTTGTTCTAAAGATTATCTGGGGGTAGAGTGGTTTATCTACGAAGACGCTGACGGCAACCGCTATTCAACAAAAGATCGTAGATCTAGTAAGTGTGGTTATCGTCGCTATCTAAACCTGTCAATGGAAAAGGAGGCCGGAGACAGGTTTGATCCTGCTGTAGTCAACGTAGATTATAAAGATATGCTAGACCGCAATGAGCCTTGGGGAATGGTTCATCATTCAACTACTATAGGCGAGGCGGTTAGAGTCGGTAGAGATACTGTCCACATCTTTGGAGATGGTCGTACAGGCGATGGAATCTTTACGCTGGGTAGACAGGAAATACAATTCCGTATAGAAAAAGAACCTCTATGTGAAGTTGACAGTAGGGTTGACTGCGAAGGACATACTCAAAGAAGTAATCAACAGTTTATTTATTATGGGGAAGATGACGATAGGATCGTAACGTGGGAGCTAGGTGTATTGATATATGCCTCTCATAGAGACTATGGAATAGACGTACCTATAGAAATCCTTGAAGAGTGGGATGAAGATCATCCTCAGTGGACTAAGTGGGAAAAGCGTGTAGCAGAGTACAACAAAGTCTATTGGCTGTCCGGTGTTCACGTAAATTACAGACTTACAAAAGTATATCTCGCACACTGGCACAGGTTGGGAGAGGTTGGAAACATGACGGTGGGTTTACCTGTCGATGTTATTCTTGGCTACGGGACATCTTATCCCGATACTTGCGGCGTTGCCAAAGTTAAAACATACTTCAGCGAAGGTAAGCCACCATACTCTATGAGCCGTTGTAGTATATACACAGACTTGCATGAGATTGGACATTCAGTAGGTCTTGCACATGGCCCAGAGAACCAAGACTATAAAGCCAGAGGATATATCTTCCCTGACTTTGGGCATGGCTGGAATGATATTTGTAACACCAAAGATGATCTCATGTCTTATGGACGCGAGGGAGTCTTTCATTCTAATTCTAAATTGTACTGCGATGAGATCTTTGATGTGTGGTATGATGGGGTGTTGGCAGGAGGAACAGAGTTCTCAGACACTGCCAAAGCAATCAATAGAGTTAGATATAATGTGTCGTTGATTCACGACGAGAACAAGTACGTAGATCCAGACGCTAGGCTACGACCTGTAATGTCCAGAGCTAGACGTATTGAAATAGAGGTCATTGACTAGCAGGGTTTGCTAACGTCCATTGCAGACGCAATTAGCCCACCCGTGCTAGCCCTATGGCGAGCAGTTTTCTTAGCAGTCTTTTTAGGTTGCTTAGAATGTTGCTTGCCTTTTTTTGTATCTTCTCTTTTCTTTGCAGACGTTGCGGCGTACTCTGAATCTGATAAAGAAGCAATAGCACTTGACGGCAGATAGCGTTCTCCTGTAGCATCTGGGCCTTGTGTAGAAGGTTTACCAGACTTAGTTCCCCAATCTTCTTTTGTCCAATTCTTTAAATCTTGTTGAGGTTTTTTAAGCGCCATGAGTACGTTGCCTTTTGTTAATGAATTTTTTGATTGGTGTGTTCTAGCTATTGCATGGTTTGGCGATATAACCGGCATGGGTTACAATCTCGCCAATATTTTTTTGTTTGTTTTTTTTCAACCCTTTCTTATTCTTTTGTTTCTTTTTCTTTGGCTCAAGAATAGAAAATAAAGTTATGTAGAACTTGGCTTTATGTGTAGCCGCCTCCCGCGTCTTTGTACTGCTTGGCAAGAAATTGGGCTTTACGTGCAGACCACTGCCCCGCCTTACCGCCTTTGCTACCCGCTTTAATTTTGTTAAACAGACGCTTACGCATCCCCGGCTTAGTGTAGTTTCCTGCCTCATTAACTTTACTTCCTTCATTATACATTTGGCGTTCTAGATCAAAAATACTTTTCATCGTCAACGCTCTATGTCTGATACAGACTTGTAAGAGACTTTACCGCCTTTTTTGTAGGTGTACCGATAAGGATCGCTATCTAACTCCGTAATATTAGATGTTGTAGGAAACAGAATTTCAGGACTAGCTTTTGCTTTTGCTCTGGCCTTTGCCATTGCTTTCTCTCCCAGTTCTCTAATAAATCCACCAAAACTTTTTTGATGTCTTTTTTCTAAATCAGAAATACTTTTCATCGTTAACGCTCCATGTCTGTAACAGACTTATAAGATACCAACCCGCCCTTATTTAAACGACCAACCCTCATGTTTTTTGGGCCTAGCTGTGCTGGATCATAGCTAACACCTACAGGATCATCGTCCTTTTTCTTTTTATTGTTATTAGTATTGGTGGTGGTTGTTGTGGGCTGTGTACCGCCTTTCTTTACGGCTTGAGTAGCTACTTTTACCATAGCGCCCAACCCCGGATTCAAAACGGTAGGTAACACACTTGCAAGAGCCTTTACATCTTTAATACTTATTTTGCTTGCCATTCTAATCTCCCGGCGGTAGCGCCAATAGTTTTTCGTTTGAAATTATCCAAGCCTTTGGGATGGCTATTTCTGCATCACCCTGCACGGCTTTACCATCTTCAATCAACACATGAGGACATATAATTATAAGGTCATCGTCCTCGTGGATTACCATGCCGCAAGAGACTGCAATAGCGGCTGTAATCTGTTTGAGTTCATTGATGTCTCTCCAGCCCATGTTTGAGCCTCCAGAGGCATCGTGCCATACAATCTTACTGAGCGTTACCACTTGACCTTATCAGCCCAATAAGCCGCAGACATATTTCCACGCTTGATGTTTTTTCTGTGACGGGCTTTGAAGCTCTTGCGCTTAGCTTTCATACGCGCAGATTCACCAGCCTTGGGCTTACCCGCAGTCTTAGCGCCTTGCTCACCAAAGCGAATAATTTTTTCTTTACCGTCTTTGCAGGCTTTGACAACATGAGACTTTTTAGGATGACTAGGTGTGCGCTTAGGCTTGTTGCACTTCATCTTCTTCTTGTCGATCTTACCGCCCTTGGCTACATTAATCCTACCTTTGAAATTAAATCCGTAGGCGTTTTCGTCTTCTGAAATGTCTTGACCTAAATAAGTTAATTTAGAATAGTCATCTTTAGGATTTGCTCTATCTTGCGCTGTACTTTTTGACTTATTAAAATCGTATCTATCTGGAAGAACTTCATAATTCCCGCCAGAATCTTTTGTAAAATTAAAAGCCCCTAAAGATGTAAACATTTCAAAAACAGGATCGGTAAAAGAAGCTTTGGCTAAATCGACCAAATTAGTATCTTGCCTTTTTTGATTATAAAAATCATTTACGGCCTGACCGTCTGCCATTGTGGGGTAGTCATCATATGTAACATACTTTCGCCCCTTTTTCTCAGCATTTGCCATAGCCTGCTTTAAAACTTCTTGTTGTTCTTTTCCAAGAGAACCTACATCTATGTCCCCACCTTTTGATTCCAGCCCTAGCAAATTACCCAATAAAAATTTTCCAAAGGCTCTTGCGTTTGTAGGTATAGTGTTAGAAACAGTTCGCTCAAAATCATCAAATGTTTTTTTAGTTTGTCTAATAGCCTCTTTTCTTATCGAAGAAAGTGTGCCGCCTTTAGGCTCAAAGCGTAGTGACTGTCCCGCTTGTATTTTGTTTGGATCTTTTATGTCATTAAATTTCTGAAGGTCGGCAACACTTATGCCTGTTTCTTTAGCAATTTTTGCAAGCGTATCGCCTTTAGCAACTGTGCGTGTTTTGGGTTGCTCGACTTCTTGATTAGAATCAAAAAACTTTTTCACCATTCCAATGAAGCCGCCTTCAGCCGCAGTAAATCTAGGATCAGTTGGATCAAACCTAACTGCTGTAGCAGATTTAAACTGTTCTGGTTGAAACAACACGTAGGAATAACCAGATCCTTCAGGCACAGACGGCTCAAAAGCATTTGTATATCTGATTGAATCAAAGCCGTAAGACTCTAACCAATCTTTTATTTTTAAACTCAACTGTGCGTTTCGTAATCCTTCAAGGCTGTCTGTCAAAAAGTTAATCGTGTTTCCATTAATCAAGTCTTGAACAAAAGCACTAGATCCTTTTATCTCTGATCTTAAATCTATGTATGCGGGGTCAGCCAAAATTTCTTCTACGCTAAAGCCTGTCTGCTCTGCTACTGCATTTACCCATTGTTGTGGATCAGCGTTAAACTCATCAGGAGTCCAGCCCTGATCTTTTAGGTCTAAAGGATTTTTTATATTGACGCGGCCCTTATTCATCACAACATTATTAAAGCTTGTTGCAGAACGTAGCATTGCCATTTCTTCTACTTCATTTAACTGAAGCGTCCTAGCGATATCATCAAAAGTATTTTTGTCTAGATCTAATTCAGTAGGATTCCAACCCATGCGAGTAAAAGCCTGCCGCATCGCAAAGAATTTGTTCAGACTTTTTTCTGGAATAATTCTTTTCTTTACAGGAAAACCATCAGCATTTACATCAGAAACAAACTTTGCCTCTGAAAGAACCATATCTCTAGCATCATCACCAAAGATCTTTTGTATCGCCATGAAATTAGCTTGGCCCATGTCGCCACCAACGTGAGTAGATATTTCAGCAGGGAACGGAAAGCGTAAGTCATACTCCCGATCTGCACCAATATCTGTCGCACGATATACGTAGTCTGTTTCAATAGAGTCCTGTAAAAACTCTTGCTCTGCTACATCTCTATTTGTTATTTTTGTAATCGGCTCATCTTCAACAGATACTTTTTTAGGTAGCCTAGAACTAACAAACCTTTCATATTCTGGAAGTTTTTTAATATTTTTTACAACATTTTCAGCGGCTGATTGAATAGCAGTTTCTGACAACAGGCGAGCTTCTTTTTTGGCAGAGATTATGTCCTTATAATATTCAACAACAGCTTGGTCAGCTTCTTCTAGCTCTACGTCTTTGTCTGCAACTTTATAATATCTGGCATAACGTAACTCAGGAAGCTGGCCTACCATCATCTCATCTAAGCTGTTGTAGATAGCCCCGTCAGGGTCAATTGTTTTTTCTTTATTAGAAAATTTAGGACTCTCTCCAGTTATTAAAGAACGTACAACTTTTTGAGCGTATTCAACTTGGTCATTACTTGTAAAAGGAACAGCCTCATTAATACCAGCAACTGGCGCTTCAATTTGAGTCTTAACTTTTTGAGCATCAAACACATTGTCTGAAGCTTTGACAATTGTTTTTGCAAATAGAGATGCTAGACTCATTATGTTCTCCTTGATAACAAGCTTCTAGAAAGCTCTTCTTCGTCCATAAAAGCTTCTCCAGCTTGCTGGTCGTAGGGTAGCCCTGTCATTTTATCTATACGCTCGTCAGGCTCTTCTGGAACATTTGGTACATCATCTACAACACCACCTTTACTATACAAAGCCTTACGTTTTGCAAACGGATTTATATCTTCAACACCTTCTGTAATGCTTTCATCAATTTCTCTAAGCTCTTTTTTGTAATCTTTTATAGCGTCTTCTCCAAAAACTGTAGTGCCTGCGCCATAGCCCGGAACCTTTGTGCCTAAAACTGAAGCTAATTTTCCACGCCTAAAGATTACAGCGGTGTCTCCAACAGTAGGCCCAAACAGACCAACAACAAGTCCCGGCGTCCCTAGATATTCAACATTCTTTCCTGCCCGATAAGCTTGATCTAAGAACAAGCCGTTACCGCCCCAACGAGACAGTGACTCAAAGCCTATCTGAGCCGCACTCTTGTCTTCAAAACCTTCACCTCTTGTACGCATATAGTTAGTTGCGCCTGCTACAGCCGTCATAGCCAAGGCAGTGGGCAGTAGTTTTTCTGCGGCAATGTCAGGGTCTTTCAACAATCTTTTTGCTCCACGCTTTAGGATGTTATTTGTAAAAGCTGTTGGATAGCCCATCAACTGAAATAACAAGCTACCAAAAGGTGTGCTGTGTGCGCGGGGCTTTAGACCAGACATTCTTGAAGGCTGTAAAATAATTTGGTTAGTATATCTACCCGCACCGTTTAGAATACTTTTATAAAACTTATCATCTACTTTTCTGCCACGGTTTACCCAAGCCTTTGCTTCTTCTACATCAATACCAAACTCAGCCAAATCGTCTAGTTTTGTTTGCATACGCCGAGTCATGGGCGCACTACCGTGAGCGGCTACCTGATCTATGGTGTTTGTTAAATATTTCTTGCCTGTCTGAAAAGAAACATTCTGAACAAACTTTGTCCATTGATCTAGAAGAGTCATCCTAAAAAATACGTTACTGGCCTTTTGCATCCCTTCATTAGAAACCATATCACCCGCAAGGCGATCTGCCATAGACTCTAATGATTGCTCCATGACTAAACCAAACTCTTGCATTTCATGCCAAGCTTCTTCAGGCGTCAGCCCAAGCTCTTTAGTTAGTTTTTTATGAGCATCTTCAGTCATAGCCTTAAAACCAACTTCATGTGCTGACAAAAGATTATCAATGTCCTGTTTATTTTTTGCACCTGAAATTTTTAGCGCAGTTTTGAAGCCATCTATGGTTGCGCCCCCCGCAACACCAAAATTCAAAAGCACCTCAGTCAAACTAGACAAAGTTGCTAGGGGCAGAAGAGCCATGCGCTGTACAAGCTGTACGCCTTGAAAAGCTTTATTAGCTGTTTCTGTACCCTCGCCAGTTATAGTGCGATAAAGATCTTTAACTCTTTCTGAGTCTCGTCTTGTCCAACCAGCGCCGCCAGCCCTTGCTTCTCTAGCAATAGGCTCAAGCCATTTTTTTTCAAAATCATTTAGATTCTTTACACCAAAGACTCTTTTCTTTGCAAGGGCCATGCCTGCCTGAGTCATGTAATTAAAGAATGTTTGCTGAACGTCAGTGTTCAAAAACTTTTCAAACATTGCATCGTCAGTAATTTTTTCAAATGTTCTATTACTGCTAAAGAAATAATCTCGTGAGCCGCTTGTAAGTTGTAGTTCTTTATCTAACATACCCTCAACAATAGCATCAGCATCTGCTTGATTTTTAGCTTCACCTGATCGAATCAAAAGTCTTTTAAATTCATCGGGATTATCTTCAATTGCAGATCTTTTCCATTGGCGTGGGACATAGTTTTTTACGGGAGTGCTGATAAAGCCTTCTCGACTAAGTAACTCTCCAGCGGCCTGATAAGCTTTTCGGATTTGTGCGGCTGACGCATTGACTGCCGCAGAATAATCTTGTCCTGAAGATGAGCGCCCACGCAAAGATAAAGAAAGCGCATCGTTAATCTCATCGTTTAACGTAACATTAAATTTACGCTCAGTCAGAGGCAGTACAGCCTTTAAAAACTCTTTATAAAATGCGCCTGTAATATTGCGCTGGGCTTCTGCAAAGTCTTCTGAAATAGTTTTTTGTGCTGTTCTTTCAGCCAAAGGATCTCTTAAATCCATTGCAAACTCATTGCTTGTTTTTTCTTGCAGGAGTTTTGCTGTCGGAGAAATTTTATTATAGGGAGTTAAAAATCCAGCAGACTTTCCAAACATTGCATAAGAAGTAAATCTAGTAAATAGCTTGTTCAAGTCCATCAACAAACCATCCTGCATTTTAGGATCGCCTGCGTCTTGTCTAGCTCTAGCTAACGTAAGATCCACAGCCTCTTCAAAAGTATTTTGTCCGCCACCTATTCTATTAATAAGTTCTTCAAGATCTTTTAAAGACCCCATTTCTGTAGGAACAAGTTCTTTTCCGGGCTGTGATACTTCGGATGTTGTTTTATTTACAAAATTATTTATGGCTGATGATATCGTAGATGAAAAATTATCAGCGGCTTCTGAAGTTTTATTTTGATTTCTGTTTATAAACGTCAGTGTTTCTACCAACTGATCTAACAGTTCTTTTTGTCTTGCGCCTGTAGCCTCTCCCAAAAGTTGTTGGATCTTTTGAGCAGGGTCAGGCTCTCCCATAGCCTCTTGAAGTGCGAGTCTAAAGTTTCTAGGAGCGTCTGTACGCGCCTGTAAAAGCTCTGAGACAGCCTGCCTAAAGTTCTCTCCGGGGTTATCTACAAGCGCCTGTAGCTCGTCCTGAAACCTCCTAGCAGGCTCTGAAGGCGGTTGGTTTGGCAGTCTTAGATCAGGCAACGCCAAGGGTGGTGGTGGTAGTTCAGCAAGTTCTTCAGCCCTTCTCTTGAGCATCCTCTTACCAAAAGCTTCACCAGCACCATGAATTAAATATCCTCCTGCACCACCAAAGGCCGTCATTGCCGCAACTTCAGCAGGGCTAAAAGAATCTCGTGCGTCTATGTTAAGATCTAAGAATTGCTCTGCCGTATTTTGTAACCCTGTGTAGGCCGCACCAAAAGCAGTAGACTTTGTTTTAGTAGGTTGCATT